TAGTAGCCGCACCACCACCTTGTATTGTCACAGTTATTTGCGCGCCTTCACTTGGTGCGCCATTGTTATCGGTAACAGTTTTTTGCCAAATCGCTCTAGCCATGATTAAATCCTCTAAATTTTATGATATTGTACCACGTATATCACCTTGATTTGTATAGGTGATTGTGTTTCCGTTTCTTTGTATTGATAATATGTTGTTACCGTTAGCGTCTTTACCTAAGTCGCCGCCACTTTGTCCTGTTACTTCAAAGTTTCCACTGTCTCTTCTTATTTCACCTAAGCCGCCTGACAAATTTGCACCGTCTTGAGATTGCCTTACGACTTCACCGTCTTCGCCAAACCCCCTGCCACCTGCAAGATACCCAGCGCCACCGCCGCCTGCTGCCGTAATTGAATCAAGGTTTGCAGATGAGCCACCGCTACCGCCCCCACCAATAACACCTAAGTTATTTAGGGTGATAGGGTGCTGTAAATTTATAGCGATACCGCCGTTTGTTTGGCCTGTAATGCTGTCTTGAGCGCTACCACCTGCACCTAGTATAAGGTTTCTATTTTCAATTATAATAGTTGCGCCTGTTGGGAATAAGCCAGTATCTAAGCTAAACGTGCTTGTGCTTGTGCTTCCAACTCTTGCACTACCTTCAATTAAAACACGAACCACAGTGGTAGCGTCAGGCGTTTCACCTCTGGTGTTGTAAATATCGCGTATATTGTAATTAGTGCGGTCGCCTTCTATAATTAGCGTAATAACACCATCATCCCCGCCGCCCTCATCTTGTGGTAATAGTGCATCGTAAATATATTCTATGCCGGTATATTTAAAGTTATCGGTTTCTTGTGCTGTGATTATTTGAAATAAAACAGTACTAGGTAAGCCGCTAAAATCTGGCAAATATTTATGATTAACGCCGATTACCTGACCTGCCCAAACGTTTTTGTCTTTTGCGTCAAGCTCAAAGTTTATTGCTCTTGGTATTGTGCCAAACCTGCGACCGATTCGGGCGGCAAGTCTTAACGCTTGCGCTTTATTGTCTCGGTTTATCCACCTGCTGAATATCGTCTTAATTTCGTTGCCGCCATAACGGGCAATGCTATCAAGATTTGCACGTATATAAGTGCCGCCATAATTGTTCGTTTCATCCAACTTTTTGGTTGGGTCAATCTGCCCATAATAAACGAACACAGTGCTGACACGTAAATCACGCTTATCAGCAACATTAAAAGAGTCTGATATAATATTCGAGTTTTCATCGTAAACATTGGCTCCTGTTGGCGGTGGTTTAATTGCCGTTAATTGTATTTTTTGCGCGCGTTCATCCCAAAATAATGAATGTGGGAATTGCTCGCCTAGCTCTTTTATAAGTTTAGTTACGCCTGTGGGTTCAGTTATTAAAGCTTCAATTAACCCGCCTAAATTATCATTGACCTCTGATTGCCAAAATAAAGTCGGAATAAAACCGCTGTCAACATCTGCATAATTAACGAGTAAATCGGCGAGTATAGTATCTAATCTGTCTAAATATTGCAGACACAATTGCACCTTATCGCCTTCACTATGACCTATTGCAGTAGTGTTAAATTGAGCGCGAACAATTGTTAATTCGTCCGCATCCCTAGTAAAGCTCATCACCTCACTAGCTACGCGAATAATACCTTCTGCCGGATATTCTTCATTCCCTACGCCTGTGGGCTTTAAATTGATAGTCGTAGCACTTGCATCAATTGCGGATACAATCTCGCCTGTGCTTACTTTAGGCGCTTGTGCGCGCTTATTATCAGCAAGTTTAAGCGGGTCTTTTGCAACCATGCTCGCACTGCCCGCGCTAACGTCTAAAGTCTCAAGTACAAAATGGTAAGTGTCTGCATTGGCTAAATCAACCGCGCCATCTTTTAAGTAAGCGCTGATTAACCTAGTGGGTGAGCTTTTATAAAAAGGATTACGCGCGCGAAACTTTCCCCAGTATGTGCCACGCAAATATGGATCATACGTGCGGCCCATAACATACGGGTCTGTGTCTAAATCACTTGATGGATGGTCGTTAAATGTTAACGATAAATTAGAGCGAACACCTAAGCCACCGTCAAGCTGAATTTGTGCCGGGCTAATGCTAACACTGCTTAAGTTTGGTACTGCTTCAAGCCCTACCGGATGCGGGCTTAACTGCTCACAATAGCGGTAGGTCTTGCTGACCTCATTGTAAGCGCCTAAAACTTGGCAACTTGCTAATGTATTAAAGCACTTTGCATCACCTGTGCCGTTGGCTGTGCAAGCTCCTTGTCCATAAACAAGCGAGCAAGAAGGCACATCAATCTCAACAATGTAAATCTTTTCCTTACTAAATGGTTCGCTCATTTGTCAGAGTACCCCAATACAGACAAATCAAAGTCAATATATCGAGTTGCGCCACCGCGGTTAGTCGGCGTTACATCATCGGTACGCCAAGCATATGCAACTTCATTAGCATATAGGTCTGGACGCCACGCTATAAAGAATGGATAAAGATTAGTGCTTTCAACAAACGGCGAGAAGTTTAGCCTATACCAGGCGTCAGTAATAAATGACCAAGTATATGATGTCGCATACCCGCGCCTTGTAATTGTGCGGCCTAGCCATTGTCCGTTCTCGCTCGCACTGTCAATGTAATTAACCTTGTTTTGCAAGGTTATAGGAGCATGGCCGCCGAATATCGGACGCGGCATTACAAGCGCAAGACCTGCATATAACACGCCAATTTCAGCGGTTAAACGGTTAACAGTCAATCGTATGCGCCTTACCACTAGATTGCTCGTTAATAGCACCATAATCGCGTTGTTTGTAGTGGGTGTTATAGTCGCCCTAGTTACAAATGATGCGCTTGTGCTGCTACTAGTTTGAATTGTAACCGTACCATTAACCGCACCCAAATTGTGAGCACCTAAACAAATCGCGTTGATTGTTTTATTTGAATTTGCGCTGATTGTTATACTTTCAATTGAGTTAGTTAAGCGCCACCTTTCATACGTGTTTGAGTTTGCAATTCCTTGCGCTGCCGAGTTTGAGACAATGGCGTTATTAAATAGGTTGTCGTATAAAATACGTGCATGTGATAGCGGGTAAGGTGGTGCAAGCGGGTCTTTAGGGTTTAATACATTAGGCGCTGCAATGTTAGCCGATGCAACACGCGCTAAGTCTCTAGGTGCTGCAATATCGTTAAACTGTTCAGGTGTTAAAACTTTAGCATTAGCAAGACCACCGCTGGCAACACGCGCTAAGTTTTTAGGCGGCGCAATATCTTTACCCGGCTCTGAGTTGATAGTCCCCGCAGCAGGTAGCCCATCTAAGACAACATTGTCAACGATTAAAACGCTCATCTACAAAGGCTCTACGTTTGGAATGCTTGGCTTGGCAATGGCACCTATTACAACAGGCACCGCAATAGAGCCAGCAGCTACTCTTGTCAAATTTCTAGGCACTGCTATTTCACTAGCTGACTCAGGCGTTAGTGTAATCGGTACTGCAATGCCTGCAACTGCAACACCTGTGAATACTCTAGGCACATTAATTGGCACGAAACTTTCTGGCGCTAAAGTAATAGGAACCGCAATTGAACCCGACGATACTCTATTTAATGCGTTTGGTACTGCAATGCTAGGTATATTGACAGGTGTAACAGTCCCCGCCGGTGGGACGCCATTTAATACAATTTCATCAACTAGGTTTGGCATTTTAAGCCCTTAATTTGTTAAGTTAGGTTATTATAGCATTAACCCGCGCCAATCATAACAGGAACACCATCACCAATCTGCTCGTTAATCTGACCTATCAAGCCACGCACCTGTTCAGCGCTAAAGTTTTGACCTTGCAAGTTTATACTAACATTACGCGAAGGTGGCGCAGGCGTTGCGTCTTGCGTTCTTACTGCAGGTTGTCCACCGCTAAACGTACCTGCGCCACCTCCTGCACCACCAAATTGTGATTGATTAATTTGTCTAATCTGTACCGCCGTTTGAACAGCAGCAGCAGCGCCAAATGCAGCGCCAACTATTGGGCCACCTATATCGTTACCCACTTTAATAGCGCCCTGTACCGCAGCAAATCCATTGACAATAGCGCCGGCCTTAGCTGCCATTTTACCAATTTTAAATAGCTTACGACTACCTGTGTTCATCAAACTTGCAAGGTTATTAAATGCATCACCGACCGCTCTTAGCTTTGCTTGCTGTTCTGCAAACGCTATTTCTTCTCTTTCTTTTGCAGCGTCTTTTTCTATAGCAGTCTTGGCCGCTTCAAAGCCACCGACCTGCTCAAGCTCTAAATCGCTCATAGATTTAAGTAGTTCAAGTCGTGCTGTCTCTTGCTTTTGAATTATTTCAAGCTCTGACTCACCTAATGCGATTAAATCTTCAAGCCCGGCTTGGTCAACTTGTGTTTCTAATAATCGCTGCTCGTTAGCATCGCCTTGTATTGCTTTTTTAGCCGCTTCAAATCCACCAATCAACTCTAGTTCTTCTGTATTTAAAGCAGATAATAGCGCAAGGCGTTCATCTTCTTGTTCTTGAATTAATTGCAGTTTGCTCTTGCCCAACTGCCTAAGCTGTTCAAGTGAAGCATCATTTACGCCTGTTCTATCTGGACCGCCTTCTTCGTTAAGCTCTGCACCTGGCGTTACAACAATAGGCTCGTTTAATGTTTCGCGCACACCCGCGGCCCACTTTGCAACCTTGTCACCTAGCGGCTCTGCATTGGCTAAACCTTCAATCTCTTGCTTTATTCTGTTTACTGATTCACTCGCACCATCAAAAGCATGGGTCAAGGTATCGGCACCAATTGACACATTCGGATCAATTAACCCTATGTCAATTTTTGGTATCTTGTTCATCGCTGAAATAACGACGTTGACAGAATTTATTATGCCTGACAACAAATCTTCAATGGCTGTTGCGGTTTCTTTCATTATGTAAGTAACGAATTTAAACCATGTCGATGCAGCAAGTTCTATGTATTTAAACGCCTTGCTTATCATTGTAAACGTGTTAGCCACTTTACTAATAGCCCGCCCCACATCTTCCATAACGCCGACCACTACATGGCCCATGCCGCCGGACTCTTTCGCAGCGTTTGCAAACTCTTTAGCAATCGCTTCAATAAATGGTGCTAGTTCAACGGTCGCTTGCTGTAAAGCGCCTTGTATTACTTTTTGTATTCTGTTAAGTGCATCGTTTGCAGCTTCAACTTTAGCCGCGTCCACTTCATCTAGCGTTAATCCTAAGTCAAGCGCTTCTTGTTTAAATGCGTTTAAGCCTTCTTCACCATTAGCAAGCATATTTACAAGTTGTGTGCCTGAGCGACCTAGTATTTGATATGCAAAGTTTACGCGCTGCGAGTTACTTTCTACGCCTTGTAAAGCCGTCGCGACCTTGCCTAGCGCATCAGCCGGGCTAATCTTTGCAAGTTCAACCGCTGACAAGCCTAGCTCATCGAAAGCCTTCTTAGCTTCACCAGTACCACCTTGTACTTCGCCTATGTTTCTGGTTAATCGCTCAAGTGCTTTATCAAGAACACCTGCGCTTGCACCTGATTGCTCAGCGGCAAAGCGTAGTCCCTGTAAGTCTTGAATAGTGACGTTTAATAATGCGGATGTTTTAGCAAGTGCGTCGATTTGCTGTAACTGACTACGTACCAGTGCGATACCCACAGCACTAGCGGCGGCAACACCAACAGCGGCGAACTTAGCAAACCCTGCGGCTAGTGCGCCGACTCTTTTAGCAGTCTTTGCTATTGAGCCGTCAACACGTTTTAAGCCGCGTCTTAGGTTTGTATCGTTTGCTGTAATCTCAACTTCTAGTTGACCAAGCTTCATGCTAATTCATACCCCTGATCTAAAAGTGATTGCCTAAATTCCATCATATCGTCTAGCTCTGACTGCTTAAGGTTACCGTATGTTTTTTCAGGCGTATTTGCGTCGATAATATGCCAACATTCAGCGGGTGACATTTGCCAGTATTCAGAAGGAGCAATGTTACACTTAACAACTATTGTTTTGTATAGCATCGCCCAATCATAATCTTCTACCGCTTGCGAGTCGCTCTTACTGGCTTTTTTTTTGCCGCCGTAGTAACTTCAGACTCAGGGAATATCGCGCTTATGATTGCGCTACATGCCTCAATTACGCCTTTTACGTTATCATCCTCACCTGTGAACATAGCCGTATAAACGTCTTCTTGTGAGGTCTTTACGCCTGACTGTATTAAGATTATAGCAAATAATTTAGCCGCATGACTAAGCCGCACATCGCCTTTATTTAAACGGTTAATAAATGCGACTAAGTTCATCTCATCTTCAACCGCGTCAATAATAGCCATTGACATTTTTATGTTATGGTCTACGCCTTTGAATTTAATCTTTAGCGTCTTGTTAATGGCTGACATTAAACAGTACCCGCCGTAAACGTAACAGGGCCACTTGAGCTAAATGAGGCGTCAAATGTTACAAGCGTGTTTTCTTCGCCGGTCGGGTTCATCGAGTCGTAAAAGAAATCACCGGCTATAGTCGAGCCGTCTGGGTAAGTGAGCAACACCGGAAATATTTGCGACTCACTCGCAAAGTAAGCGCGTACAAGCTCAAGGTTTTTAACCAATCCGCTAACGCTAAACTCTACGTTTTTACGACCTGCTACGGCAAATGCTTCTGCCCAGCCGTCATTACTATCGTCAGTAGTATCCAGCCGCTCGTTATTTAAAGTTAAACCTTTAACACGAACACCTAAAAGCGTCTGTGTTGCCATAGTCATTAGTACATTACGACCTACTATTCCAATTCCTGCACTCATAATCAATCCACCTTTTCGTAAAAAATTCTAAAACGTTGCACGCCATGCCGACTTATGCCGTCAGGGTCGCGTAGTATTTCTGTTAACTCGCATGATATACCGCTAATGTTACCGCCTTTTTTCCGATGCAATAACGAATAAAGTACATCTTGTATATTCGATACCAAGACATTACTTGGTGAAATTGACCAAGTGTGGATCATAACCGTTGCATCAAATCCATTTGTTGTATCAGTATCGTTTTGATTGCTTGTGACGCCATCTATTACAACACATGGGTAAACACTATCATCATCAGTTTGCGGCAAATCATTAAACACGCAAGGTACAACATCGCCGTTAGTATATGTGAAACTGGCTAATAATTGGCTTAATTCACCACTTTCTATAAGTGTATCATAAATCACTTGTTGAATAGAAACGCTCATGCAAGTAGCGCCTTCAATTTATTAGCCAAAAACCTATCAAGCGCGTCTTTGTTTTCTTCAATGGCTGGCTGCATAAATGGCCTAGCTTTCATTTTTTTAGTGCCAAATTCTAGCGCTTGAGCATACTCTGCATTGACGCCTACGGTCATAGTCTTTTTAGGTTGCAATGGTTGGACTGATATACTTTTAACTAAATCACTGTTATCAGTGTTAGGCGCATCGCCTGGTCTAGATGCAATATGATTACGCATACCGCCACCCTGTTTTGGCCGTCTTACTGTCTGGCCAACTGATACAGATTGAATGCTTTGCACCGCTGTATTTTTGATTAGGTTAGCAGTCAGATAAACAGACTCCGCCGCTATCTCATCGACGTTATTAGACACTTTACGCAAGCGCTTCAATATATCTTGTGAGCCG